AGGATCACTATAGTACCATAGTGTTCCATCTGCTGGAGCTTGATATGGTTCAGTGGTGCTATAGGTGTATGTCAATGCTTGCCAATTGGTTAACGCCAGGCTTGTCCCATACAGTATAGTTCCGGGTGTGTTGCTGGTGAATCCAGCATCGGCTACCGGAGTACCACTTGTATTAGTTAGGTAAATGTCTCCACCATATATATGCGTGAATGTTATAATACTGTTTTCAACAGTTATATCAACTTCGGGTATGTTTTGGGCCAATACGTCAGCAACAAAATCAGTAGGACTTGTACCAGTTAATACAATAGAATAAGTTGTTAGCGTACTTGTTCCGATTGAGGTTACTGTTAGGTTGAATGACTCAGTGGCACTAAAAGGATTGGCCGCCAATACAGAACCACTTACTACAGTTTGCCCTGCAACACGACGTCTGAAAGGCTTGAATGCCGCAGTAGTATCTAGCAATGGATCGTATCCAATCCAGACTGTACCAGCAGCGATTCCATTTCCGCCACCTGCAGGATCTAATCCAAAAATTGCATCTTCGGGTGCCGCATAAAATTCTGTAGCCAGTTCAACAAAAGTTTCAGTTGAACTACTGAAACGTTTAATTACAACATTTGCACCTGAACCAACTGCACCCAGCTTCATAAAAATGCTACCGCTTGGGCGAGGTACTGTGTCACTTGATCTCCAAGCAGGAATTTCTGCAAAAGTGCCAAACGTTAACTTAGGATTGGCATAGGTGTTGCCTGATTCACCCAATCCTAAACTTGCCATTGGTGTTTCGGTGTTGTTTGAAATTGTAATTTTTCCATCAGCGGTGACTCCGTTGCTGGCCGATGTGTCAGTGGCATAAATTTCTAACTTGCCGCCAATATAGGCAGCACCAACACCTGCAATACCAGCACCATCAATAGCAGCCGCTACTTGTGCAATAGTTCTTGCTGAACCGGTATTACCTACAGTTACAGGAAAACCATTAATATTTAAAGCTGCTGCAGGATTGCTTGCCGGAATAGCTGTAGTTGAACTAGTAGCAAAATTAACAGTGCCTCTCAGTGTTGGCCAACTTTCTGCCCAGGCATCAGTGCCTACTCTGACCCAAATATTTGCTCTATTTTTATAGTAAACAATGGCATTGCTACCAGTTCCAAATGATATGGCATACTGTCCAATTTGTCCAATACTTGTGTTAGGCACATAATAACCGCCAGATAAAGTTTGATTGGCTGTGCTAGTAATTAAAATAGGAGTTTTAGAATCAAATTCTCCGTTAACTGCATCCCATTCATTGATGCCCCATACACTTTCGGCCAAGTCCATCCAGTGTGTACCATTGGCTACATTTCCTGAAGGGCGAACACTGGTTCCTACTAAAGCATCTAAATCAATATCTGCTCTGATAGCGTAAATTCTGTTAACATTGCCTAGCACACTGTAGGCAGTCATCAATCCGTATTCGTTGCGCTCGTCGCCATGCAACGGTGTTCCTGCTGCACTTTGTTTGAAGCTAGGATATCCCATTGCTGCAATCAATTCACGCTGACTGCTATAGGTTAATAATTTTCCTGCTCGAGCAGCGGTAGTGTCTGTGGCCGAAACGCCTGATGGATTGGTTTTATCCTGAGCAGTTGCCATGATAATTAGGGGAACTGTTCCTACTGCGCCAGGAACATATTGACTTTCGTCTGTGACGGTAATTTCTAAACCTGGAGATACTAGTGCCATGTTTTTATCCTTTAACAAAACATTTGCTAGTATTTATTAAAAGCTTATTATTTTGGGTATATACAAGGTGCCTTTAAAAGGTTTTGCTATAAATATTAATATGCAAAGACCTTTGTGTACACAATGTCAAGGCAATCCTGCTGCTGTAAACTACAAATTAGGCGCCAAAACCTACTACAGAAAGACCTGTGCCAGTTGCGCCCGTAAAGGCCGGCGGGTAAAAGAAATGCCCGGATGGACCAAGAGTGGTTATAAGAAAAAACTCACCTGTGAGCGATGCAATTTTAAAGCAAGAAATTCTAATCAAATATTTGTTTTTTATCTTGACGGAAATTTAAAAAACAACAACTGGATTAATTTGCGTAGTGTGTGTGCCAATTGCAGAATTGAACTTAATTCTACTAGAACTACCTGGCGTGAGAGTCCGCTGGTAGCAGATTATTGACCTTGTTGTATAGCTCGTCAATTGTTCCATTGTTTTCAATTTCACAATTAAAAGTCTGCCCAATCCAAGCCCATTCACTGTGATGCACGTTGGGATATCGTTGTGGCATCAATTGCCCGGCATCTTCTAGCAGCCATTGTCTATCTTCGTGTGTGGTATTTTCTCGTAGGGCACAGTCATACCACTCGGGCAATGGACCACGTTTGACCCATACACACATGCCACCGTGTTTTCTAATGGCAGCTATTTCATTGGGAAAACGCACGTCGCTGATTACAATGTCTTCAGTGGTTTTACGCAGTCTGTTTTCCAGGCTGGCAATCCAAATATCATTATGGAATGCGCCGCGACACACTTCGGTGCCCCACAGTTGTAGCATGTATCTAGGGGTAAGTCGGGGCATGTCAAGCCGCTTGGCCCACCAAGGATCCACCTGTTCGCGCCACTCTCTGGCTTCGGGTGTGAGTCCTTCCAGCAGTTCCCGATCCCACCCAAACACCTGTGCCACAGCATCTTTGAGTGTGCCTGCAAAGCTGTCTCTAACAAAGCCGTGCTTGGCCACCAAGTAATTGGCCACTGTGTCTTTGCCCGAACCAATGAAGCCTGTAATTCCTATAATCATAAAAAATGCCCCCTCAGGAGCATTTTAATACTGTTGTTGCACAAAGTCAAACGCCGTACCTGTTCTTTTTAGGCTTGGCTACAGGACTGTTTTTGTGAACAGTAGGTCCTTCTTGACTGCGTAGGTCGCCGTGATTCATATCTTCGTGATTGGCATGTACTGCTTTGTAAGCCAATTTGAGCATTTCTTGCTCTTCTTTACTGTAAGGCGCTGTCAATTTCCATTTGCCCAGCCAGGATTCTTCGTCCACATCAGGCATGGTTTTTCCGTCGGTAGCTGCCAGTGCTAGCCCCAGTCTATATAGTGTGTAATCACTGTTCCATTTTTTACCATCGGCGAATCTGTTCAGGCCTCTAGTGGCCCTGCGTTGGTGGTCACTGAGTTCGCCCACGCTTTCTTGTATGATATCTTTTATCTTCATTATCCTATTACAAAGCCTAACGGCATTGACCCATCAACAAAATCTTTTAATTCTTGCTCTAGCTTTTCCATTTCTGCCTTGGCTTCACCTTTGAGTGTGGCACCATTCAACTGTGTGCCGCCTTGTGGCCCCGGCAAACTGGCATATTTTTCTCTAGCTTCGCCCACAATCAATTTGGCAAAACTGTAGGCGTACTCTTGTACCCACGGAAATGACTGTACATCATTCAGTATCATTGCATCTGGTTTGTAATTGTACAGATGTAATAGCACATCTTCAAATCCGTTAGGATCTGCATTTGCGCCAACAAAGGGAATTTTACGTATCAAGGTCAGCTTCTTGGTCACTTTGTTAAACGTAAAGTTCAAATAACCACCGAACATACGCATGGCCAGTTTTTGATAGTCCACAAACAGTTCGTAGTTGAGCAGGCCGCCCACTCTACCTGCCACCAGCATGTAAGTATTCAAATAACCCGAGGCAAATGGCTCAAATTGGCTGGCAGTTGTGCCCGACACTGAACCAATACCGCGTCTGTAGGCAGCTCTAACATCCATGACCACATCAGGCAATATGATTTCTTGTGTTTCGGGAAACAGTTTTAGAAATGCGTAGCTTTCTTCTACACTGTTGGTTGCACGTTGGCGATACTTGAGCAAGGCTTGATTGATGGCCATGTCATAGTGTTCTTTGTCCAATTCAACATCTACTATGCCATCACCCAGGCGCATGCGGATATAGTCTGTGATGTCCGAACGACGTTTGTTAAGGCTATCCAGCCACTGAGCGTTTGGGTCGAACTCAATGTGGCCCGACCCTGTTCCTGTGGCCGGATTGTAAAGACTGTCTGATTTGAGAACGCCGTTAGCGTAAAAATATGTAGTGTCTGCTACTACATTGCCAGTAAAAGGGTTAGACATCCATGTTCCTAAAGTACAAGTATTTATTGTACTCGAAGGAGAACAGTGTCCGAATTCAAACGCCCATTGCCCAGTGTTTCTGTGGCCTTGATATCTTCTAAAAACTTGCGCAACTGTATTTTGCCCGCTTTGGCAAACTCTTTGAGTTTTTCTTCGGGCTTTCTCAGCGTTTTGCCAATGCTTGCAGTCTCGTTGTATCCGGTCAGTGTAGTGCCTTTGACACCCAACGGACCGGTCACACTGTCTGCCACATACTTGTACAGTTTGCGTGTTTTGGTGTTGTAGCACCACAGCTCTTGTGCTCCAATGATGTCCACAGGATTGATTGACACCAATTTGAGTGTCTTTTCTTCTCGCATGTACTTGAGCTTGCTGACAACTTTTTCTTTGTTGGGCGCACGTTTGACTCGGGCTTTTTTGGTAGCCTTTTTCACATTACGATACTGATCAAGCGCATCCAAAATGCTTTG